GTTGCGGTTCCAAGATCCGCAAACCGGACGGTTCGTTAAGACTTCTGAGGCAATGCAATTCGGCTAGATGGCTACCGTTGACATTTCATACTACACACGACCGGAGGAAGTCCTTGTAAGACTCAGGGAATTATTCGAGATGGCTGCGCCGCTTCTTGGCATTCGCTATGTAGCGACGCAGGAAGAAAGTCTCATCCCAGAGTATCCCTGTATCCAAGTCGCATCGGAACCGCTGATTCGCGAAATACATGGTACGTACACGTTCGAACATACCTTCGTCTTCATCCTTTGGGTTTACCATGCCAATCTTGAAGTGGGGCATGCTGTCCGAACGATCGAAGACATGCAGCTTGCTACAAGTGTCGTACAGTTTCTCCATCGCCCGGACGTTCGCCACTTGCGTGCTGATGCAGCGGCGACAGGCCCATTCGGCACGGGCGATGATCGGGTCATCTTCAGTTATGTTTCCCTCGAAACGCCCGGTATGGTTCGGTTACCGAACAGAGAAGGAATAATTACGACGCGACTCTTGTGGTTGGCAGAAGCTCAAGAGAGGTTTGAACATGGGTAGGGAGGGAGAATGAAGGTAGAATTGAATGACGATTCTCTACCGAAGGGCACCGAACTGCATATCCAAGGTTTGGGCACCCTAAAGAACGGTGAGGCTGTCGAATTCGACGAAGAGGCTGTGGCGGCGTTTGAAGCTGTTACGGGCCAGAAGGCAAGCGACGCTCTAAAGGGTAATGCAAACATCAAGTTGAGTGGTGCTGGCAGTGGTGGCACTACTCAGCAGAAGTCTGAGAAGAAGGAAGGGGGTGAGTAGATTTGCCGGCTGGACTTTCGGGTGGTGGCTGGATGGGTTTTGCATTCGAAACCGTTAAAGGCACCTTTGTACCCGCTACAGTGTTCATTCCAATTCTGTCGGAGTCGTTCAGGTATACCGAAGATCGGTACTTCTCGCCTCAGATTCGACAGCAGGTGATGACTTCCGATGTGGCACAGGGTTACTACCACATCGAGGGTGACATCGAACTGGAAGCAGACGTGAATTATCTGCCGCAGCTTTTGATTTGCTCTCGGCACAATGCTGCGTTTGCTACGGGCGTATACACGTTCACACCGTCCACAGCGGGGGCAACTTCCACAGCGGCTTCGGGCATGGTGCAACGTACGTGTTCGATTACGATTGTCCGCAACAACATTGCCTTTGGCTATTCAGGCTGCACGCTCGGCTCACTTGGTTTCTTTGTTGATACCGGCGTGTTGAAGTTCCGTGCCACGTTGTTCGGTGAGAAGGACAATGTTGTTGCCTCGCCTCCTACGCCGACATGGATTGCTGCTTCTCTATTCGGCGCGGACGCGCATCAGGTGTATGTTGATGCGGCTGGTACCTCTCCGACGTTCGCTGCTGCTGCGGTGAGGGACTTCAATGGATTCGAGTTCACTGCTAACCATAATCCGTCTGCAGAGAATCGCCTCGTCAATGACAGAGGCGCAACCTACATCGCATTCCACGAAACAGAAATCTCCGTGACGACAGAGCTGGACTTCGTAGACAAGACAGAATACGACAACTTCGTGGCAACGACACAGAAAGCATTCAGACTCTCTAGCTTGAAGGGTGGCGCAACATTCGCTACCGCTACGCAGGCGGTCGAAGTTGTCATCAACCGTGGCGTTTATGAGACTTATGACGTTAGTCTCTCCGGACTCGCCGACCTCATCATGGCCGGTGTTACAATTCGTGGCATTGGCATTGCTGGCGGCAACGCCTATAGCATTAAGGTTAAGTCGCCGGTCACTATCACGTAATGCAGCAGTTTACAACAGGAGAAGAGAGATGCCCGTCGCAACACGCAAGATCGAGACTGTAAAGCATGACCTGAAGACTGTTTCCGGTGGCTGGATTGAACTTCGGCAGCTTTCATACGATGAAATGCTTGAGCGCCGGGACGGTGCAACGCAGATCCTCATGGAGCGTGGGATTAGGAATACCGATTCGCAGCAAATGAACGTCAAGGTTCTGAATCGCTGGTCGAATCAGTATTCCTTCCCACGCTGCATCGTCGATCACAATCTTACGGACGAGCAAGGTGCTCAGCTTGATTTCAGCAAGCCTGAGTATGTTTTCCCGATGCTTGATCCGAAGATTGGCGCTGAAATCGAAAGCCTGATTGATGCGCTAAATCAGGAAGATACAGACTCCGAAACTTTTACGCCTGCGCCCTCCTCCTCATCTCAGGATGGGGGGAACGAGCCTCCGAGTACTACGGAAGCGAGCTAGTTCTTGAGGTTCAACGTTGGATACGGATTACACGGCTAGCGGCACATTTTCACGTATTGCCGCTAGCCGGTGGCTTATTCGATCAGCCTGGAGGTTGGCTGATAAGAATGGAAGCAGTTGCGCGGGCTGACGCAGAACACACGAGAGTTGAAGGTTCGAGCCGTCAAGCAGCAGAAGATAAATTGGACGAGCGCGTGGCAAGAATTAAAGCTGAGGAGCTAAGGCGTGGCGTTCAGAGCCAGTGAGCTTCGTCTAATCCTGGGCGTTCAAGCCTACGGTACGACTAACCTTGCGCGCATGCGTAGGGACATCATGGCGCTCAGTCGTACCGCCGACGTAGCCAATGCGAATCAGATGCGCGTGATGGATCAGTTGGCTGCGCAACGAGCTAAGGTTGCGAAGATGTCGCGAACTGTCGCGAACGCCGAGGAACGCATCGCATTGAGACGTGGGACGTTGGAAGCTCGCATGGCTCTCGATGCAGAAAGGTTCGCCTCGCGCCGTGCTGCACTAGCACAACGCGAGATGGGCGCAGTGCAAACTATAGCGAATCGCCGCCTACAAATGCAGAGAGTGCAAGGCCGTATCGCCGAGATGGGCGGCAGCGGCATGCAGAAGTTCGCCGTGCAAGAAGCACAGCTTCAGCAGCGCCGACTTAGCTTCCAGAATCAGATCGACACGCTCCAGCGCAGCGGCATAAAATTAGGTGCGCAGCGTTTGCGCAACCTCGCTTCTGAAAGTCAAGCTGCAAGAAGACTCGCAGACATTGCCGAGAAGGAAGGAATAGCTGATCCCTTTGCTGTAACGGCACGAGGGTTCGAACAAATGGAGTTCGGCCCGCTAAAGGAAGCGGGTCTACGTTGGCATGCAATCCGCCGGGATGCCACAGCAATTGAAAAAGCGCAAGGCGCTCTACCGAAGCAGATAAGCGCGGTTAGAGCGCAACTTGCGGTAACAGCCGAACAAGAAGCTTTGATCAAAGCGCGCAAGTTTGAGCAAGCTGCAGCTATCGGCCGTCAAAATGAAATGCTGCAGGTTCAGCAGAGCGCTCTAACAGCGGCCGAGTCTCGGCTAGCGCAGATCGAAGTCGAATCGAAAGCGATCACTGCGCAAGAGGGGCTGACAAACGCTGAGCGAAAGAGATCGCTCGCGCTTCTTGCTCAAGAGACAGCAGAACTTAATGTGCAGAAGATTGCACTCCAAGAAGAGCTTGCGATTGAGCACGAAATTGCAACGACTCGCATGCGAGAAGCAGCAATTGCAGATCGCGCAAACACTAGAATGAATAGAGCGATGCGTGCGGAGCAGCAAGCCAGGATGGTTTCCCATGTTGGCCGCACGATGCAATTTGGTGGCTTGATCGGCACTGCAGCTTTCGCCGGTGCTGGTGCTGCCGCCGCAGACTTCTCGCGCAAAGCTGGCGTTGCCGCAACGCAGATGCGCGATGTCAATGGTACGTGGCAGCAAGCAGCTCGACGCAGCGAAGAGCTTCAGAATAGAATTCTTGAAATGTCGAAGGTGTTCCCAGCGTCCGCACAAGATATGTCCGATGCCGCTTATGAGATTTTCTCATCGATGAACCTTGTTCGCAACGGAGTTGTCAATACCGCCAAGGGCTACGATTTGTTGCGAACTGCGAACAAGATGGCTGTGGCGGGTCAGGTTGATCTAGGCGAAGCAACCAACGCCATGATCACCGTGCTCAACAACTTCGATCCGAACTTGCAGAACGTCAACAAGCGAATGAATGAGACGTTCGCGATTGTTCGCTTCGGTCGAATGCGCCTCAATGACTTTTCCAAGGCGATGATCCCTCTTGCGCCGCTTGCGAACACGCTGGGTTTGAGTCTTACTGATGTTGGTTCCGCACTGGCAACGCTGACAATCCTCTTCGGCGATCAGGAGAATTCCGCTAAGGGATTGGCGCGAGCTATTGAGCTTTTCAACTTGCCGCAATTTGCGAAAGGTCTGCGAGCCGCTGGCGTTGAAGTCAAAGAATTGAGCGGGCCGCGTCAGGGAATGATGCGCCCATTCTTCAATATTATCAAGGATATCCGCTCGCTTTCGCCTGAACTAGCAACGAGCCAGAAGTCGGTAGTCGAGTGGTTGATTCAGGTTTCGAAAGCCAGCGGTATGACCAAGGCTGGTATCCAAGGCACAGTACAAGCAAGGCGTGCCATTGCAGGTCTGGTTACACAGTTTGCGCTATACAATAACATCGTCGGCAATGTAACGAATAGCCAGAACGAATTCAACAACGCCTTCAATGCAATGAAGGACACGCCTGGTGTGCAGTGGGCGATCTTCGTCAATCAGATGAAGGCATTTGCAATTGTTGTCGGACGCGCAGCATTGCCGGTTCTACTCCAGCTTGGTGGTTATCTCGTTAATGCTGCCCAGTGGATCGAAAACATGAGCAAAAAGACCGACGGCTTGGTTATCCGTATAGGCGTATGGGTTTCAGTCGGAGCCTTGCTTATTGGAACACTCGTTAACATCGCTGGTAGTATCGGCGCTTTGGCTGCAAACATGGTTATCCTGCGGGGTGGCCTCGCCGCGACAGAAGCCCAAGCAGTTGCTACAGGCGGGGCAATGGCCGCGATGAGTGCTGTTGCGATGGGCTTGGCTGGGATCGGAATTATCGCGATTCCCATCGTAATGCAATTCATTAAGGGCGGCGAAGTCGGCACCTGGGAAATGATCATGGGCGCAATCGGTGGCGCTGCAGGTGGCGCAATGCTTGGCGGCGCAATTGGT